CAATTTCTATAGTGAATGATTTTGATGTATTTAATACCATTATATGTCCTTTAACAAATTAGGTGTGAAGCTAACCGTGGGCTTCACTCGGATGTATTACGGCATCACCCGATAAGTGGGAATGTTTCTGTTGCCAAGTACATTCCCGAAACTCCGAACACGTACTACTTACGCAGCAAGTGCCATTGGTGCAAAGTTATCGTTTGCATTTACTAAAATGATCTATAAGGCGATCAATCCACAATTCTCCACTCATCTATCTCTGCCTGTCGATCCTAATTCGCCCCCATAATTCTTTTATGGTTCTGGTGGAGGCGTTGGGAATTGCACCCAAGTCCAGTTCAGCCTTCAAATTGTATCAACAAATTGTGTATTATTTATATCACACTTTCTACTAAAAGTCAAGACTCTTGGCCTTTTTGATTTTTAACTTCTTCTAATAATATTTCTAAAGTTTTTTCTGTAATGTCTTTTAATACACCAGATGCTATTATACACACTACAGTTGTAACATTAGGTGGTGTTTGTATAACCGTATAAGTTTTTGTCTTAGGATTAACAAAGAAATACGTAGGTATAACTACACGTTTATTATCTTCACTAACAATTCCTTCTTGTCCTCTCATAAGAGGCCATTCTTTCCAATTATTCTGTAAATCAGAAAATATTCTTATTGGATTACCACAAATAATAGGTTTTTGTACTGTTCTAAAATTACCTAAAGGTGGTACAATATTTGGTGTTGATGGTTCGATTTCTTGTAAGTCAAGACCTTTATCATCTGGTTTTGATTGCGACAGTGCAGGCGTAGTAAAACTAACTACTGCCAACAGTAGCAATATTTTTGCGAATAACATTTTGCTCTCTCCAATCTGAGATTGCATCTACTAACAGGTCAATATAATCAGATTTTTGTTTAACAAACTCTTGAACTGTTCCATCTTCAGTAACAACTAAAATTACTACTTGATTTGTTGATATGCCTGTAAGCTCTTCAAACATTTCAGCATACGCTGAACCTTGAATGTAGTAATTTTCGTTCCAATCGTCAGAACGCTCTTTTGTAGATGTCTTAAAATCTATAATTGATATATCGCCTTTGTATCTAGCAATACAATCAACTCTGCCTGCCACTTTATATTTATCACTATACAGTCCTGCTTCTTGTGCATATATGTCATTAATGTTATCAAATGTTTGGTTTTTTAATTGTTCAAATAAACAATATGGTAAGAAGTTCTTTTTATGTTGCGCCCACTTTTCTGGATCATCTATGAACATATTGTTTAGATAATCCTCACACATATGATGAACTTTTGTTCCTCTTGCTGCAGCAGTTCTTGCAACATGATTAGCAACATCTTCACCTACACGCTTTCTCCACTCCATCAATCCTTTTTTGTTTCTAGGCGATAAAACAGTTGTAATTGATGGATACAAATCACCAGATGGTGTTTCATATAGTCGATTACCATTATTAGTGGTAGCCTTTATTTTTTCTAATTTCACTGGTGTATGATTAAATTTTTTCATAATAATTAACTCAAAGCCCTTATTCTTTCTACAAGTCTGTCTGCTCTATTGGTGACTTGTTTATACCAAGTACTGTCAACCATTTCATCAGCAGCAGTATTCCAATCTCTCGCATCAACACCACGTTTCATACCCTTAAATTTACTCAAGCGAGTACGTCCCATGTTGAACATCATGTTTGCAATTACTTGTTGAGCTTCTTCTGGCAAATCGGCAAAGTCTTTGTAAAGGATGTTGCAGTCTTGCAAGACGTTTTCGCAATCTTGCTCGAAGGCTTCAATGACTCTAGACTCGCTGACTGATGTACCGATTTCTTGTCCATATTCGGGGTCTGTGTCAAGAACCAGATGGCCAACGCCAAAAGTGGCATAACCAAGATGATCGTTGTATATCTCATATTTTACCCCTTCATCAATTTCAAGTTGTTCTCTTAATAATTCTATATTCATTTTATTACTCCAATAATCCAATTTTCAGCTGCATCTCTACAATAATGAATTGATTTGCCTACCATTTGTCTGCTTTGAATAAACTCATCATTTTCAAACATTTCTACAAGAAAACCATCTATAGTTTTTTTCAGTAGTGAAGAACGATTTTCATATTCTTTTATTCCATGAAATTTAGCTATAATTTCATCCTCATACATTTATTCTAATCCTATACCAAGTTTAATTTTATTGATAAGATAACTTCTTACAAAACCAGAACGTACAATATCACCTATCGTAAATTCTACACAATTAAATTCATCCATTTCTTCTAAAATTCTCAAAAAATCATGCAGCCCATTTCTTTCATTCATTTTTTGTAAATCACTCTGGTCAAAGTCACCACAAAATACAATTCGTGAATCTTGCCCAACTCTGGTTGTGATTGTATCCAACTCATGAAAGTTCATATTCTGACATTCATCTACTATAATGATTGCGTTATCAAATGTCAACCCCCTTAGAAAAGAAGTTGATAGAAAGTATAGTGAACCTTGTCCTTTGAGTCGATCATATAGATTAATGAATGATTGTTCATTTGGTTGCTCAAACATAAACTTAACCATGTTTTGATAAGGTACTTGATAGAGAGCAGCTTTATCTTCCTCATCGCCTGGCAGAAATCCAATTTCTCTGGTAGGAATAAGAGAACGAACAACAAAAACTCTTTCATATGGAGATTTTAAATCCAAAACATTTTGCATTGCAAGATATAGTGATATAAATGTTTTACCTGTACCAGCCGCACCAAAAAGAAAATGATTTTTTCCTTCTTTCCAAGAATCAAAAACTATTTTTTGATTATCAGTTATAGGTTTGATTGACACTAAATTGTTAAGATTTATTTCTTTAGTTTTTTTTGTACTTGCCATTTGATATCCTATTAATTAAGGTGGGGAAGATGTTAACACCATTTTCCACCTTAACACCTTCCCCCTGATGCATAGGCGGATTGACTACCCAGCTTGCGTAACGCTGTGCGTCTTGCTGTAGTTTTATGTCTCGCCCGCACCATGTATCTATTTATAGTACTCCATGTTTTTTCAATACTTCTCTTGTCTTTATTTCATTATGAGTTTTAGTAGGCCCACCATATCTATCTGCCAAAGGAGTGCCTGGATTTGAGTGTGCTATTTGTTGCATACGTTCTGTAAATCCACCATCTACTTTTGGGCCAACACCCATAATATGATCACCAACAATTGCAACAGCAACAGGAACTTGTGTAATCTGTTGATTGTTTTTTAAGAAATCTTCTTTTTCTGATATGCTCATCATATCATCCCACTGTATCCCAGAGGATTCATCATAGAAAGTATATATCGGCATTATAAATCTAACTCCAATTGTCTAGGGTCTTTATATGTTTCTTCATCATCTTCTATTTTCCAAAATTCTCTCAATTCTCTTGCCATAAATTCCCAATAAGGTTCTCGTACTTCTTCTTCTTTTTCATTTGACATTGAACCATTCAGGCCTTTCTCTTTTTTTCCATTTTGCAAAATTACTTTTCTCTTGTATATAGTAAGTTTGATATGCAGACACCGTATCTTCATTTTTACAATCATCTGGCATACATTGTGGTGGATCAACAAACTCTATGAAATCTCCCAACATCATTGACTTGGGACATGGACGTAAAGGTTCAATCAATCTTTCTGTTGCATGGTTTTTATCATAACGATATGTGTATTCTTTCATAAGAGCAATCATATGATTATACAACCAACCGTAATGAGATGGAGCAGACCTTACCCATATTGTGCTAGGATGGTTTTTGTGAGCTGTTTTATACAGTCCTACTTCATTTGCATATTCATCACCATCACATACACGATGAGCAGTAGAGAGCATTTGAGCGCTCTCTAGTATCATTTTAACAACATGCTTATCGCACATCATTTGTGCAGCAATAATAGGATCACGATTCAGATAAAAGATATTCATTTAGTATCCCATCTGTAAAAAATATGATCTTCAATTTCAATTGTTCTTTGTTTTGTTTTTGCCCAGCCAGGCGTTATATAATCAGCATGATAAAATAATGCACCATCTGTAATATCTAAAAATCTAATTTCGTTAGTCATTATCAATTCTGCCAAAAAAGAGATTTTCTCATAATTCTTTTTATCGTATGGTGTATCACTTTTACCATCACAATACCAAGAGAACTGACACCTATTTCTTATAGGATAATATTTGCGATCTTCATCTGGTATTGTATTATCAGTTTTGGTTTTCCAACTTTCTCTGATTGGGCCTTGATAGACTACCTCACATATACTGTTTGGAAATCTTTTATCATTTACACGATTGAGAACAACAGCCGTTACTGCAAGTTGTCCAGCAGTTCCTTGTCCTCTTGCTTCATGATACATGTTCATTGCAAGACAAG